GTTAATGATTTTAAAATAGAGTGTTGTGGGGTGATTCTATGCCGAAAAGACACAGAGAATATAATCAATTTTCAAATGAAATCAATAAACAAGTTAAAAGATATAATGAAAAAATCAGAAGAATAAAAAATAAATATCCCGAACTAAAAAATTTATATAAAGATACACTAAAAACTAGTGAATTAAAAGATGTAATATTAACTGCTAAAGATTTAAAAAAATTAACATTATCAATAGATAAATTATTTATAAACGAAAATATTAAACCGATAAAAACTAAATCTGGATTAACTTTAAATAAATGGGCGATAGATGAATATAACAAAGATGTAAAAATTGTAAATAAATTAAAATTAAAAGAATTAGACATTATGTTAAAAACACCATTCAAAGGAACTGAATTTTCATATGCTCAAATGGGTGGGGAAATTGGAAACGAATTACGTCCGATTAATAAAAAATATAATGAATATGATAAAGTAACAGATTTTAGAAAAATGTTAAAATCTGTACAATTTAGGAGTTTTCCTAGTTATAGTAAATACAGAAACAATTTATATAAAGTTAATTTTATAAAATCATTATACCAAGTAGGTAGTGAATACATAGATGAATATGGAAATATACAAACAATAGATTTAAAAGACGTTATTTCAAAAATTCCAGCGGAAAAATTTATTGATTTTCTAAGAAATATTGGTGAAGATTTACACTTAATTTTAAACGAAAATTATACAGTTTTGCAACAACGTGAAAGACTAACTGAACTTGTAGAACTAGTCAAAGGATTTGGGGTTGATGTTGTTTAGTGCTGACTTTGAAACTATAACAGACGAAAATGATTGTAGAGTATGGGCATGGGGAATATGTGATATACCATATACATTTGCAAATTTTGGTAATAGCATAGAGTCCTTTTTTGAACATTTAAAGACATTAAAAGAAAATTCAAAAATATATTTTCACAATCTCAAATTTGACGGTAGTTTTATTTTAAATTATCTATTATCAAATGGTTACACATGGGTAAAAGGAAAACAAGATTTAAAAATGAATACGTTTACCACTATGATATCTGAAGATATAAAATATTACAATATATCTTTTTATGTTAACAAGAAAGTAAAGGTTGATATATACGATAGTTTAAAAATAATTAATTTAACAGTAGAACAGATTGCAAAATCTTTCGGTATGCCGTTTCAAAAAGAAGAAATTGATTATAACGAATATAGAAGCAAAGACCATATAATGACAGAGAAAGAAAAAAGTTATTTATTAAACGATATAAAGATAGTTGCAACAGCATTAGATTATTTCTTTGAACAAAATCTAAAGAAAATGACACAAGGTAGTAATGCTTTATATAACTACAAGCAAATTATAGGTGGTGAAAAACATTTCAGACAATTTTTTCCACAATTAGACGTTTCAATTGATAGTGACATAAGAAAAGCATATAGAGGTGGATTTACATATTTAAATCCAAAATTTGCAGGCAAATTGATAAAAGAAGATGGATTTGTTATAGACTATAATAGTCTTTATCCTAGTGTTATGTTAATGAAACCTTTGCCGTATTCACAACCAGTATTTTTTCAAGGTCAATATGAATATGATAGATATTATCCTCTCTATATTCAGCATTTAAGAGCGCAATTTACTGTAAAAAAGGGTCACATTCCAACTATACAATTAAAAAACAATTTATCATTTATAGCGAACGAATACATAACAGACAGCGGTTTTGAATATCCTGATTTATATTTGACAAATGTTGATTTGTGTTTGTTTTATGAACATTACGATGTTTATAATATTGAGTTTATAGATGGTTGGAAGTTCAGAGCACAAAAAGGTATGTTTGATAAATATATAAACAAATGGAGTAAGGTTAAGGTAGAAAGTAAGCTACAAGGAAACAAAGGAATGACACTAATAGCTAAACTTTTGTTAAATTCATTATACGGAAAGTTTGGAACATCACCAAAAGGAAGAAGTAAAAAACCAATATTAGAAAACGGAATATTAAAATTTGAAAAGTTAGAGGAAGAAGAACGGAAACCTGTTTATATTCCATGTGCTGTATTTATCACAGCATGGGCAAGAAATGAAACTATAAGAATGGCTCAGAAAATTCACGAAACAGGAAAATACATCTACAGTGATACTGATAGCATACACGCAATTGGTGCTATACCTGATTTTATACCGTTAGACAATGCAAAACTAGGTTTTTGGAAGCATGAATTTAACATACGATATTGTAAATATTTACGTCAAAAATGTTATGTTGATTATGGAACAGAACCTAACAGTAATAAGTTAGAACGTAATATAACAGTTGCAGGATTGCCAAAATCAGCAAAAAACTCATTCACAATCAAAAAGTTTAACATAGGTAGTGTATATTCAGGAAAATTACAACCGAAGCAAGTCAAGGGTGGTGTGATATTAAAAACCACAGACTTTACTATTAAAGGAAAGTGAAGTAAAATTCATGTTGACAAACTCAAACAAAAGGAGTATAATGAAAGGAGAGAAAGGGAAAAAGTCATGATATATCAATGTTGGAAACCACGGTGAAGAACCGCCAACATGGATTGTCTAGGTGGTACTAGATATCATTGACTTTTCCCAATCTTGTAAAATGGAATATTTTAATATAAATGATGTTTTATCACACAACAAATTATTTAACTTTATTGTTGGTGAACGTGGAAATGGAAAAACTTATGGCGCATTAGAATACGTTGTAAAACGTTATTTGAAATATGGTGAGGAATTTATATATTTGAGAAGATTTAAAACAGAGATAAAAAAAGTAAATTCTCTGTTTGAACCGTTGAAAATAAATAACCCAAAATGGGAAATAACAGAAAAGAATAAATGTTTTTATATGAATGGTAAGTATATGGGATTTGCTCATGCCTTAACTCAATCTGTTGTACAAGCTAGTGTTGCCACACCTAAAGTGGGTACAATTATATTTGATGAATTTACCATGAAAGAGGGAACATATCATTATTTAAATAATGAAGTTGAAGATTATTTTTTACATTTTTGGTGTACCGTTGACAGGTTTAGAGGTGTTAAGGTAATTTTTATAAGTAATGCTTATTCTGTAATTAATCCGTATTTCACTTATTTTGGCATAAATTTTGATGAGGGAAATATATGGAAAAATGAGGATATTATAGCGATGAAAACAAACAGCATTAAATATCGGGAGCAGATAAAACAAACACGTTCGGGTCAACTATTATCTAAAACGAATTACGGAAACTTTGCTTTAGATAATCAGTTTAAATTAGATAGCTATGATTTTATTGCAGAAAAAACTTCAAATGCTAGATACAAGTTTGATATGATTCTTGACGGGTTACAAGTAGGTGTTTGGTTTGATAACGAAAGTGGTTATTATTTTATAACAAATAAATATAGTTGTAATGGAACAAATTCAATTAAATTTGCATTAAGTAATACAGACTTAAAAGGCGCAACAATTTTTACTAAAAATGTACGTGGAATATTTCAGCTTGAAAATTTAGGAAAAATGTATCGTTATGGTAGAGTTTACTTTGAAGATTTGCAAATTAAAAAAGTTTATGAAAGTGTGATATCAAAATGGTAATAAACAGAAGAATGTATAATTATTCTAATCATTATTATGAAATGGGATTCACAATAAAGGAAGTAGGAACTTTCATTCATAAAATATTTGAATTACCATTAACAACTAGTAGAAGAATTGCAGAATATTGTATTTATTGTAAACAAGCTAATAAAGGATTTTGTCCGATTGATGTACAGGAGTTGATAAGATGAAAGATATTTTTTGTTTTTGTTGTGCTTGTGTAAGCAGTGCAATTTTATATCTGGTAGGTGACATAACAATGCCTTTCATAATTCTATTAATATTCATGTGTACTGATTACATAACAGGATTAATATTATCAGGTGTATTTAAAAAATCAAAGAAAACAGAATCAGGTGGTTTATCATCTGAAATTGGATTCAAAGGTTTGATTAAAAAAGTTTGTATTATAATTTGTGTAATAGTCGCTAATATGTTAGACTATGTGTTAAAAACAAATTATATTAGAAATGTTGTTATAATTTCATTCATTACAAACGAAGTCATTAGCATTATTGAAAACTTAGGATTAATCGGTGTAAAAATTCCTAAAGTTATCACAAATGCTATTGATATATTAAAAGGAAAAGAGGAAGATGAAAATGCAAAGATTGGGGATTGATTTATCCGAACATAACGGAGATTTCAAGAGTAGTCGATTAGACGATTTTGAATTTGTTATGATTCGGACAGGTTATGGAAGCATTAACAAGGACAAGCAAGAAGATAAACAAGTTTATAACAATGCCAAAAAATGTATCAAGGCAAAAATACCTTTCGGATTTTATCACTATACATATGCGCTTGACACCAAAATGGCAGAAGCAGAAGCAGATTTTTGTCTATCAATTGTTGACAAAATATCTAATCAAGGGCATAGACCAATGTATCCTATTGCATTTGATATTGAGGATAAAAAACTTGACAAGCTAACGATTGCACAGCGTACTGATATTTGTATTGCATTTTGTGACAAAATCGAAAAAGCAGGATATTATGCTGTGATTTATGCAAGTACAAGTTATTTTAAATCTAAATTAGATTTGCAAAGATTAACACGATTTGACAAATGGCTTGCCGATTGGACAAAGAAAAAAGATGAAGATTTGCAAAAAATAATTCCTCACGGAATACGTCAATTTAAGGTTGACAGAAACGAAAACTTAGATTATAATTATGCTTATAAGGATTATCCAGATATTATAGGAAAAATGTATGGAATAAAAAAAGAGTTAAAAGTTGGCAGTGTTGTTAAGGTTCTTAAACCTATTATATATGGAACAAATAAAAAATTCAAACAATATTATGAATACTACGAAGTATTAAGTATTGGGAAAATTAGAAAGAACCGTATCGTAATAGGCAGAGAGGGAATTACAACATCTGCAATTGATAAAAAATATTTAGAGGTGATTAAGCAATGACAATCGACGAATTATTCCAAACTATCGCAGAAAAGACTACAAACAACGAAAACATAAGTGTTGAACTAAATGATTTAATGACAAGTGTAAAATCGTTACAAGGAGTAAACGCACAACAAGAGCAACAAATAAATGAATTGCAAGACTATAATTCAAAATTAAAAGACGCTAATAGTAATTTGCTATTGTCAAAAGGTTTTGTTTCTAGATTTGAAAAAGAACCAGAGCCAGAACTCGAAGAAGATAAACCTAGAAATATTAAAGATTTTATTAAATTTGATTAGGAGTGATTTTTATGGGAGTTAATTTAGAAAATGGAGCAGAAGTAGTAAATACAGTAGTAGAGAATATGTCACCAACTTTAAGGGCGAGTATTCCACAAGCAACCGCAACTAATATTCAAGATGTAGGAAAACCGATTTTGCAGTGGAGTGAATTGGCTAATGCTTTTTACACTACTTTATTTAACCTAATTGGAATGACTTATGTTGAATACAGAAGTTATAAAAACCCACTTTCAATGTTCAAACGTGGTGATTCTATTTTAGGTAGTGATGTGAGAGAGATTGCTATTAATTTGCAGACAGAAAAAGATTACGATGTAAGCGGTAGTAGACTTTTGACAAATGAAGCACCAGATTTGAAAGTTGCTTATTATAGGGTAAATCGTCAAAAAGATTTTGAAGTTACAAATATTGAAAGTGAATTGCAAATGGCATTTTCTAGTTGGGATAACTTTGGTACGCTTGTTAGCAGAATTGTTGATAACCTTTATCGCTCTAATGAAGTTGCAGAGTATGAATGGACAAAGGGTACTATTTCAACTGCTATTAATGACGGACATTTAACTACAACAAATCTTGCAATGCCTACTGATTCCGCAACTGCAAATGCATTTGTTAAGGCTGTCAAAACATTATCAGATAAATTTACTTTTTTCTCTACTGAATATAATGCTTATAACAAAATGGCAACAAGCGATACTAAAAAATTCAAAACCTTTACACCTAAAGAGCAACAAGTTTTGATTGCAACCCCTGAAGTAATGGCAAGTATTGATGTAGATAGTTTGGCAACCGCTTTTAATCTGTCTAAAGTTGAATTCATGGGTAGAACAATTGTTGTCGATGATTTTGGTGGAACAGAGGAAAAACCAATAACTGCATATGCAATGTTGTGTGATTCAGCATTTATTAAAATTTGGGATAAAACAAAGTATTTCAACACATTCGTAAATCCTGCTAACATGAGTGCAAAACACTTCTTCCATGTATGGCAAACTTATGGATATAGTCCATTTGCAAACGCTGTTTTATTCAAACCTGCTGAATAGTTTATGAAAGGAGATACGGAACATGACTTTTACACCAGATTCAAAGGTGCGGTTATGTTCCGTTCCTTTTAGTGATTATACCAACGTGTTAAGTTTTAAAAATAATGATGAGGCTAGAGCAAATTACTTTATGAGTAAAACTGTTTACAACTTAACAGACGTTAACGGGTATAGTTACGTTAAAGGGAGCGGAGCAATTAGAGTTAATAAAAGCAAAGATTCACTATATAATGTTAATTATATGATGTATAGAAACGACCATTTTGGTAGTAAATGGTTCTATGCTTTTGTTGATTCACTAGAATATATAAACGCAAATGTAACTGAAATTAGATTCAGTACAGATGTGTGGCAAACATGGGAAAGTGCGTTAAACTTTCACGAATCATTTATAGTACGTCAGCATATACCTAAAGTAGAGGACACAATCGGAGCAAATTTACAGCCAGAGGGTTTCACAAATTTACGTTATGTAGAAGAAAAATCTCAAAGATACGATTTGGGCGAAAAAGGTTTAATATTTATCGTTGCTTGTGTAACTTTTTGGAATGGTAGCGAATTTGTAAAACAATGTAAAACTAAATCAATAGACGGTGTATATTCTGGATTATATTATGTACCATTCTATTCTTCTGATTCTCTCATATCATTTGTTAATAAATATTTAGTAGCAGAAGCTAACCACTCTAAGGAAATAATAATGATTTATGCAGTAGCTAAAGAATTTATTGGAGAAAATAATGTAAACTTTAGAGAGGGTGTTCCATTAGGATATAATCCGAATAGTGATTCCACAGATAGTTATACATGGACATCACTTTCATATCATGACGGAACAAACAAATTAACAAAAATTGATATACAACCAGACCCTGGTGCTTCACCACATTATGTTACACCGAATAATAAGAAACTTTTAACATTTCCATTTACTAAAATAGTTGTGACTAACAATAACGGAAGTTCGGTAACATATAGACAAGAATTTTTTGATGATATAGACGAATATACAACAGGTGATTTAATGACATTTGTTATTAGTGCAACACCATTAGCACCATCATGCGCTATATGCTATCCATACAATTATAGATTAGGCGATGAAACAGAGGGATTAATTTTAAATGGATATCCGCAATGTTCATGGGTAAGTGACACATATCAGCAATGGCTAGCATTTAATCAAAACACATTAAAATATCAGCAATTAACACCTATAATTAATGCAGGAGTTAACAATTTTAATAACATGGTTTCATCATTAACAGGTGGAGCAGGAAATTATGCAGGAGCAGGTACGCAAATGGATAGTGCTAGAACGACACAAGGACAATTTAATGCCATTGGTGGGGCTATCGGAAATAGAATTGCTTCACTAGGAACGCAAATTAATAACACTGTAAATAACCTTGTATCAACAGGAGAACAAATATGGAATTTCTATGCTAAAAAAGCTGATATGGCATTACAACCTAATCAAGCAAATGGGACATACAACAGTGCAAACATAATGCTATCATTAGAAAAACTTTGCTTTACTGTATGTTATTATCGTTTATCATACGAACAGTTTAAACAAATAGATAACTATTTCGATAAATTCGGTTATGCTATAAATGACTTCAAACCAGTTAATTATCACAATCGTTCTAATTTTGATTATATTGAAACATCACAAGTTGTTATTGAGGGAGATGTACCAGAAGATGACATGAACGTGATAAAAAATGTATTTAATAGTGGTGTAAGAATTTGGCATGATACATCAACATTTTTAAATTATTCAGCATACAAATATAATACTAGCGATAAAAAATAGGTGGTGATAATATGGGAAAACGTAAACCATGGGATACTAATTTGTGTGGGTATAAAAACAACACAGCTTTTATGATGTACTATTCATATCTTGCAAATTTGCTATTGTCTAGGTATGAATGGAAAAATTTACCTGAATCAATGAACGAACGTTTCATAGAATTGTGTTTGTTCGAAGATGGAAAAGCAGTATTTGTAAATGATGATTTGTATGGAATGCTGAATTTAAGATATTCCGAATCGAATACATTAAATATCTATCAAGAACCAGAAGAAATAAACGCATATTCTCTTGACTATCACAAAACATATAAACTACAAGATGTTGCACTGATTTACAACAATTATACCAAAATGCCAGACTTAGGGATTGTCTGTGAGTATGCTCTTAGGTTATATGATATCAGAAGAACGATAGATGTAAATACTAGAGTACAGAAAACACCATTGCTAATGTTGTGTCCTGATAATAAAAAGTTGACATTAAAAAATATTTATATGCAATATGACGGTAACGAGCCAGCTATATACGGATATAAAGACACGTTCAATGACACCGAATTTAAAGTATTGAAAACAGACGCACCGTTTATCGGTAATGACATGACATTACTGTTTAACAAAGTTCTAGATGAATTTTTGACAAGGTATGGTATCAACAATGCTAATACAGACAAACGGGAAAGGTTAATCACTGATGAAGTAAACGCAAATAATCAATTGGTACAATTATGTGGTGATGTTGGATTACTTTGTAGAAAACAAGCATGCGAAAAATTCAATAAACTTTATGGAACAAATATTGATGTTGAATTAAGACAAGAGCCTTTAGAGAAAGAATGTAAAGAGGGTGATGAAAATGAGTCGATATACGATTGAATTACGTTATTTAATTGAGGGTAACTATGATTTAGGGTTAAAAGATTATCCAATATTTGATGAATCATATCGAGAACAATTAAATAATAAAATCATTCAACATTATTATTTTCGTGAAATAGGATTAGAAACAGAAGCATTGTTCAAAAACAGACTAAATCAAAAAATGAATGAAATAATGCCATATTACAATCAAATGTATGAATCTTCTAAACTAAAAATAGACCCATTATCCACTATTGATTTGGAAGAAGTGTTTAGTAGAAAATCAAAAACTACTGGTGAGGGAACTTCTAGCACGTCTGGAACAGGTAATAATACAAATAATTTCAATAGTACAGATACAACAGATTATGGAAAAATAAGTAAGTTCTCCGATATTGCACAAGCACAAACTACACCTAATGAAATATTAAACGATAAATATTTAACTAGTGCGACAGTAGATGATGCTCAAGATAAAAATACAAATACAGGAACAAATACATCGCAAACAGAATCTACAACAAGCGGAACAAGTACAGACGAAAGGAATTTAGATGAGGACACTACATTAACAAGAAAAGGAAATAATGGTACTGCAAGCGAAAGCGAATTATTAAATATGTATCGTGAAACATTTTTAAATATTGACATGATGATTATTGACGATTTAGACGAACTATTTTTAGGAATTTGGTAAGGAGTGTATTAAAATGATTGATTTTACAAAAGTACCTAATATTCACTATTGGACACAAAGGGTTTTACCTTGTGTGTTTGATGAGAGTTTATCTTATGTAGAAAAGATTAATAAACTTGAAGAAGAAATAAACAAATTAATTGAAGATTACAACACATTCGGTCAAGCTGTCACAAATGAAATTAACACATTTGAGGGAGAAACAACAAATCAAATCAATGCTTTTGTTACACAAGTTACTGATGATATTAATTCATTTAAAGAAAATGTAACTAATAACATTAACTCTTTTGAAACTGATATACGCAATATTGTTGAAGAGTTTGAAACAGCTATTAATAATGATATTGCTACATTCAAACAAACAATAACAACACAACAAGAACAATTTGAAACCAGAGTAAACAACGATATTAATGCTATGCAAGAGGTTGTAAACGAAATTCCTAATACTGTGACAACACAAGTTAATGCAATAACCCAACCATGGCTTGTGGCAAATGTTCCCACAATGGTTGAATCCAGTGTTGCTAATAATGTAAACAAAGTTTTTGATGTAGACCATTTATATAATAGTGGAACATCTCCGTCAATTGATGATATCAACAACTGGACTGATACAGGAATTTATTTCGGAACAACAAGCAGTGATTTTGTTAATTTTCCAGAAAGTGTTGGCAGTGGATATAATTTTATGTGTATTGTCGGGCATTCAGTAGATACAAGTGTATATAGTCCACTGCAACAGAATCTATATATTTCTAATGGAAATATATATTACAGGTCACAATCAGATATTCAAGCGTGGGATAATTGGTATAAATCAAATATTTCAGTAACAAATATTCCAAAAGATACAACAATTGATTTCAACACTTATTTTTACACAAGTACAGAGGTTGCAAATGGTGATATGTGGATTGCTACATTTCAAGATTATGATAAATGGCTAAATGCGCCTAGCGGATTTAAAGTTGGTGATATTGCATTAATTACAAATGATATATCGTACGCTGGTGGTACAGTTGTAACTGTTGAAAGGGTAACAAAAATCGGTAGTAAAGCAATCAATCCGCAATACATTGGTAAAACATGGAGTAGATGTAAAGTTGGGACAACATGGAAATCATGGAGTCCAACAACACTTGATTACCAATACAAAGAAATACTCACGAATACACAATTAAACAATTTAACGGAAACAGGAATATATACTATTAGTAGTGAAAGTGGTGTTACAATCGGTGGATTACCATCAACAGCTTTACAATACGGTTCGTTTTATATCAGAGTAACAGCAAATAACATTGGTACAAATAGCGATGAAATAATTCAAGAAATTATAAATGCTGGTCCTGGTGCTTCTAGTTATACAAGAGAAAAGCAAGGCGCTCAATGGAGTAATTGGAAAAAGATAGGTGCAGAATTGGTATATTCTACAAATAAAACTTTTACGATTGGTAATGGTACACCTTATTGGTGGGATAATATTGTTACAACACTAAATTATAATTTCAACGATATGCCAAATTACGAATGTCAAATTGATGTGTGGAATAGTATGCAAACTGGATATCTACAAATACCGTTAGTTGTCGGTTGTACAATGACAAATTATGCAGGTACTAATGCTGTAAATCTAACACCGACAGTGTATTGCCCACTTGCTGATGAAATTGTATCAGACCAGACATTTACTATGAATATAAAAGTGTTTAAAAGGTATTAAAAATTAATCAAAATTTACACGCTAGAAAATAAAAAATCTAGCGTGTATTTTTTATGCAATAAATGCTTCACAACTTTAACGCTTTACCATACTAAACTATG